AGCAGATAATATTAAACTATTTTTCGAATAAAAAAAGCCCCGAGGCAAGCCACGGGGAAAACATGATATAAGTTAAGTATAGCAAAATCATTTCGTTCTTTCAATTGTGCGGGCAAGCCAAAACGGAGGAAGACATGATAAAAAAATATACAACTAAAAACGGGGAGACTCGTTACTTATTTCAGACTTATCTGGGCATTGACCCAGCAACGGGAAAAGAACGACGGACCACGCGCCGGGGCTTTAAAACTATGAAAGAAGCCAAACAAGCAGAAAGAAATTTGTTGCTTGACGTGGAAGAGAACGGACTTCCGTCGAACCAATCGGACGGGTTCCAAGATCCTACATTCGGAGAACTAGCTTCCTTGTGGTTAGAGAATTATAAAACCACGGTAAAGCCCAGCACGTTTGAAAACGTCAAGTCAAAAGTTGAGAAAATGACTGAAGAGCATTTTAAAGAAATGAAGCTGAAAAAAATAACAGTCGCATACTGTCAAAGAGTCGTGATTGAACTGAGTAAAACCTATGTACTCTATAACCATTATCTGTCAGTCATTAATCGAATTTTTAAGTATGCCGTGTTAATGGATATACTCGATTCAAACCCTTTTGACAAAGTAATCAAGCCGAAAAGCCGGCAAGTTCAAAGAAAAGGGAACTTTTTGACCAAGGAAGAGTTAAAAGAGTTTTTAAAACTAGCTCAAACGGCCACGCTGTCTTATTTCTTCCCGCTGGTGCATTTAATGAGCTATACCGGCTTGCGCCAAGGGGAAGCCCTCGCTCTTAAATGGTCTGATATCGACTTCGAAAATAAAAAAATAACTGTTGATAAGACGGCGGTCCGAATCAAAGAGAAACAAACTCTTCAGACTCCAAAAACTAAAAACAGTAAGCGCGTTATTTCTATTGATCCCACCACACTTTCAATTCTAAAAAGCTGGAAAAAGGACCAGATAAAGATCTATTTTAAAAACGGCAAGCATTTTGAAGGCGATGATAATTTTATCTTCACGAATGAGCGGGGCGAGTGGGTACACATTCACAATTTTATACGCTATTTCAAACGCTTCATCGCTGACCATAAACTAAAACCAATCACGCCCCACGGGTTACGACACACACACGCTTCATTGCTATTTAGCGCTGGCGTCGAACCTAAAAATATTTCTGATCGGCTGGGGCATAGCACCGTCCAGATAACGCTGGATCTATACACTCACATAACGGAAGAGCAACGGACCGATACTGTGGAGAAATTGCTTGAATACATGGTAATATAAATTAGTCGTATTCAGTCCCGTATTCAGTCACTCACGACCCCTTGAAAAGTCAGTAATATCAAGGGTTTAGGAGCTAGTGTTACTATTTTAGCATATTTCAAAAACTGTTTCCATTATTGCGCCGTACGTTCTCAAACGTTGCAAAATCGCGCATATTATCAAAATATCGTTTTCGTCATTTTTCAATAATTTTAAAAAGCCGTATTCAAAATCGTATTCATTGCCCGCACAATCGAGAGAACGAGCCCAAGGGCTTTTTTTATTTTGTCCGTTATAATGGACAATCTCAATAATTGCCGTTATAAACCCAAATTTCAGAGCAAACAAAAAAACGGTAGCATAATGCTACCGCTGTTGTTATCTTATATAGTCTCTGGCCAAGGATCATCTGTTGTGTACGACATATTAGTAAATCGTAGATCTCCGATATCTCGGTCAGTTGGGACTGGATCATCGAATTGTAGTCGAAGCTGGTTGCCGTCACCCGGACCGCCTAAATAAAATGTTCCCAAGCGTTTCCCCTTGTCGTTTGTCATAATACCAAGTTTTGAGCTGGTCGCACGAAAACCGACGGGTATACCGCCGACGTTTAAGATAACCACGTTACGCTCACGGTCAGAGCCTTGTGGAATGTAGCTGGGCGCACCTCGTCTCACGATTCCAAACCAGCCCCAAGAGAGGCCACCGAAACCAATCTCTACCGTGGAGTTTATACGTCTAAACTCGACATATGCATTGTTTTGGCTCGATGAAATTCTTGGCTTGTGTTTGACATCACCAAACAAGACAGACCAAGCGTTAGAGCCAGTTCCAGCAGTTTTCTTGATCCATTTAACCGCTCCGTTTTTAGCCGTGGTATCAGTATAAATTGTACCGATGTCAGCGTTTAGATTATACGGGAAGCCTTGACCTTTTAATTCCGTTCCAGCACTGCCACCAGATCCTACCGAACGCTTTAATTCCTCAAGATCGTTTTTGCTGGCCAGTTGGCTTGTGTCGATTGTCGGGATTTTAGAGCGTGTTACGAATGGATCACCACCGTTTTTTAATTTTTCATCAATCAAAGCGTCCAGACCTAAATCAACGTGCTTCTCTTTGATATTGGTTGTCATTTGGTTTTGAAGGGCTGTATACGTTGGAAAGAGTTCGTAAGCCTTGGAAGTTTGCAACGCTCCGCCTTGATTAGCTTGAAGCGTCCCAATATCACGACCAATGGATTCTATAGCTTTCTTTAATTTATCCATTCAGCACCTCCTTAGAGGGTATTTTTAGCCGTTGTATAGATTTGTACGAAGTCAGTATTTTCAAGGTCAGTGAATTTTTGGCCAAGCTCTGTCATTTTAGACACAATCGCACTATCTGAGCTTCCGCCCGCTTGAATCTTTTCAGCGATTTCTTTGAGAGTGTCCAATTCTTCGGGTACACCCTCGCCAAGGATCGCCGTTTTAACGCCTTGGATAGCTGTGTCTAACTGCTGCTGAGTGATCCCGCCTTGTCCAAGCTCGGACTTGTCAGCCTTGTTAGCAAGCGTAGTCTTGATTTCCTTTACGTCAGCACCGACTGCTTGAGCGAATTGTGTTAATTTTTCTGTGTTTAAAGTTGTCATTCGTTTCTCCTTTAAATTTTAGCAAGATTGTATAGTGTGGTTAAATCTGGCAATTCTTCCGACTGTGGCCCGTTTGGGTGCGCTGCAATATACTTGTCGATTTCTGCTTTGACATCATTTTTTACAAGGTCCAAAACTTGCTCGCTAGTATATTCTTCCGCGGATTGCACCACGTCAACTCGGACGTTCTGATCGCTTGGGAAGACGTACCCACCGCACACCACCTCGACAAGATAACTTTCAACGGGAAGCACTTTTGGAATCTTAAACAATACCTTTGAGCCTTGGACAGTCGTCGAAAAGGACGCTTTGCCCTTTTTACTGGTAAAGTGAATTGTAGCCTCCTGCCCCTCAAGATCAATCGGAGTCCATCTTTCGTCATATAATGCAAAACCAAAAAGGGAAGCCGAGTCGCCTTGTTTGACAACTCGACCACCCTCAAACTGCTTTAAATTTGTACAGTTTGAGCGATTCATTTAATCACCCCTTTTACTCATAATAGTTAACTAGATCGTCCTTATCCCAGCAAGATAACCAGATAGGGCCGAATTGCCCGAACTCAAACAAGCGCCAGTAATAGCCACCGTAATATCCGCCTTTGCTAGTGTCTGTGATATTAGCTTCATCGAGCTCGAAGCTAAAGTACATTCCTGCCTTGAAGTCTTTATCCGCACCGTCTGGCAAGTTGTTTCCATTCTCATCAACCCAGTTTACCATTGATACCGGGATCCCGTTCTCGAGCCAATCAAAACCAACCGGCGCGAGATAGTCGCACTTGATCTGCCAGATACCATGGATATACTTAACCTCGTTTGCTTGGTAGTAGGCCTTGTCTTTTGGTTGTACGGCTGTGTTTGCTTGGTTGTTGGTTTGAGGTGCTGTGTTAGCATATCGCCATACCTCGATGTAAGCCGGTTTGTTCCAGTTATAATAATCGTTCCACGGGTAAGTATTGATAGCTTGTCCGGGTGCGCCCTGCGTTGAATAGTCGCAAGAGATGAAGTATGTATCATCGATCATAGCTCCGACGTGTCCACCAGCACCGCCAGAAGTTGACATATCAGCACCCCAGCTCATCAAGACGATATCACCCGTTTGAGCGTTCCAGTCTTGATTGATACTTACGCGATAGAAGCCATTATTTGCTAGTTGCTGGCCAAGCGTAACCGTTGACGGTAAGCCTTGAATTGGAATACCGGATTCCTTTAAAACTTGCGATACGATACCCGAACAGTCACCCGTGCCATCTGCACCGTTACGGCTTCCGAGCATTGAATAGGTAATCAGCCCACGACGACTAATAAAGCCGTTAACGATAGATTGTTGTACACTCATTTTCTATCTCCTATTTCTTCCATTCATCGTTAGCGCGTTTAACTGCTGCTTCGATGAAAGTATTGAGTTCTTGATTTGTCAAGTGGATATTTTGAGATTCAAGGCCCTCGATCAAGCTCGTTTTAGCGTGCTCTAGTTTGTCTTTGCCATGAATATCCAATTTATCAGCAACCTGCTCTGTAGCGTTAACTGCGTTTTTTGCCAAAATCTCGACGATCTCGATCGCTTTCTTGCCACCACGCATAAGTAAGTATTTCTTGATCGCTTGTACCACGATCCCAGTCAAGACAACCAAAATACTCATAGCCGATGAAGTAATAATGCTTGTAATTTGATTCATGTTATTTTTCCTCTTTAATTTCTAGCTCCAAGAAGCGCTCAAAAAGCACTTTAATAGCTCCGTTTCCGCCTAATTCAACGTAACTTTCGTATAATTTCGACAACTCTTCTAGTTCGTGCTGGTTCGTATATCCGCGTTTTAACGCGTTTTTTAAATTTTCCTGCAATCGAAAACGTTGAAGCCGTTGTAAGCCTTTCCCGATAATCGTTAAATTCCGCTGGTTATCTTTCCCAATTTCTTCTACGCTTCCTACTGACTTCTCGAGGGTGTCTATCTTATTAGATAGACCCTCAAGACGTTTGTCAGCTTCTTTGGAAGTTTTAGTACTTTTAAAGGAAAAGTAACTGGGAATAATCACGACTAATACGGGAGTCAATTTGTCAACTAGTGCCAATAGGTCCAATTTTACCACCCCCCTATTATGCTACTAGCTTACTGGACGGGTTGAGTTTCAAGCTCTCCCGCCGGTTTTGGCTCGTCCGCTTTTGGCTCGGTCCATTTCCAGATACCGATCTTGCCATTTTGGTACAATGATTCCAATTGCTCAAGAGTTTCGCCTTGGTAAGTAAAAGGTTGGTTCACTTGGACCATCACGCGCTTACCTTCACTGAATTTTTCGACGTGGTTCGGGTCCTCAATCGCGAAGATTGCTTGCGCTGGATAGGTTGTGCCAGTTTTACCAAGATCGACCAATTCAAGGCCACGTTTGAAAACTGTTGGATCGAGTGGGTTATCTGTGTCAGTTACACGAGCAAGTACGCTCCATTCTGCCACGTCTTTTACTTTTTGGATCTCTTCGTCTTTCTTGGCGAGTTTGGCTTCGTATTCTTGGGCTTGGACGTGCAAGTCTTCTTGCAACTTCTTCACACCCTCAGCCGGGTTTAATTCGGTCACGACTTGACCAAGTACAGCTTGGATCAGCACTTCATCTGATTCGTTGGTACGGTCACCAATCAAGACACGCTCAAAGGCTGTGTAAGGGTTCGCTGAACGGATTGATACGAATGTACGTCCTTCTTCTTGAAGGTATTTATTAATGATTTTGAATTCCATGTGTTTTTATTCCTTTTCTAGTTTTTGAGCTGTTTCGTCGAAAAGCTCTTTGAGTGCTTGATCGCTATCCAAAACGTCGTTAAACTTGCTTAATAGCTCATTTACGCGTTTGTTTTCTTCGCTTGCTTCCTCGTACAATACCCTGTAATTCGTGGCCTCTACGATCGCGTTTGCGAGCTTCTGCGAGATCTCGTTTACGATTCTGTTTACTGTGTCCATTTATTGCCTTTCTAAACATGTACATCATATCGTTCAGGAGCACCTAAATTGTTACTTTTGAACCAATTTCTAATATTAATAAAATTATTATTAATTGCATTCATTAATTCAGCTAACGAACGGTTGCGCAATAATATGTCATTAACTCCAGATATATTATTATTGACTGTGTTAATAGCAATCGACTGCTTATCGTTTGCGTTATACATAAACTCGACTAAGTCACCATAGATATTTACCGCTGTCGTGTTATCATTTGCGTTCCAGATTTGGATCCCAGCCGATCCGTCGTCCATCGCGACTCGTTTCCACGAATTAGACATGAGAGCAGTATAAGACGCTTCCTTGCCATTGATAGTACCTTCACCGAATACTAGGTATTGTAACGGTTTATTTCTGAATTGATTCCGGATACCGACATTCGCGTTATTCATATCAATCCAGCCGGTTTGTAAGTCAAAATCAGTCACACCGTTCAATGACGATAGCTTCCCACCCTTGATAATGTTCGCTGTCAGCCCGTCCGATACAATGTTCTTTGCAGATACGTTGATAAGCTGTGCTTTGCTTGCGTCAATTTCGCTGATATGAGCCGTGCCGATCTGCGCTTCACCAATCATTGACTTCTTGATAACTCCGTCTTTGATGATCGTTTTCTCACCGACCGACAAAAGGCCCTCATTGATTTGGACTGATCCGTCCGGGTTCAGATTTAATTGCCCTAGCACGTCGCCAGCGCTGTTTAGGTTACGTACCGACCACGATCCCGCAAGCTGTGTGACTTGCGTCCGTGTAGCCTCTGCTGTTTCCTTGGCTTGTCTGGCCTGTTCTGCGACTTGGATTGCTTTTTGTTGCGCGTTACCAGCCACCATCTTCGCGTCTTCGGCCCTATCTAACGCACTACTTGACCTAGCTGAGGCCTGATCTGCTCTTTCCTGCGCTCCAACCGCCAGTTGCTTTACTTCGTCCGTTTTGTCCGATACTTCACCGATTTTTGAGGTTAGTTGCGAGCCCAGCGCCTTTGTCTCAGCGAACGCGTCGTCAAATTGACTTGGTTTGTATGGTCCTGTGTTTGATCCACGGACAAGGATAGGCTCTTTAAACTCAATCCACCCGTTTTTCGCTAAGTAAATATAAAAAGGATAATTTTTGTCTTCTCCGAAAACAAAGTCCTCTTGCATGGTAAAAGTCTTTTGGAACTCTTGCCACTCATCAAGCGATGGTCTATTCTCACCAATGTTCGCCCACGTTAAAGTTTTATTCAGACCGTGGTTTTTGATATTAAACGCAAAAGAAACGTCTGGATATTCCCTAATACGGTACTTAAAACCGAGTGTGTAAGTTTCACCGTGATAGATTTTTTTTACATAAATAGGAAGTGTAAATCCCGTCCAGTTATAACCAGTAAGGCCCTGCGCTTTGATCGTAAAGATACCATCGTTAACAGATACATCCGCTTTTGGATTGTTATTCCCAATAAGCGTATTAGTCGACATCGTCATGGAATTGACGATCAAGTTATTATCATCTGTGACATACTTCCCGACTTCCATCTGAAAGATATCACTAGACATAACCAAACGAGAAAGCCTATCTGGTGCGTCTGTTTCGCTTGTACCGATGATACGCTCATAGAGTTTGTTCGATTCTGTGAGCTTGTTATATTCGATCGTTTGAGCTGTGATCTTATTGGATAGACCGATTAAATCTCGACCCATGTTATTTTGAACGCGATCCAAAGCGTCAAAATCGCCTTTTGTTACGAAATTTCGAGATACTTTGGACACAATCTTACTATAGATCGTGTCACCATCAACACTATTGACACCCTCTGTTACTTTGTTTTGCAAGTCGGGACTTGATAAGATCTGTTGTTTGATCTGATCAGATAGCTTGCTAGTGTCTGGTAACGTGCCGGCTTTTTTGATGGCCTCTTCTGCCTTTGCGTTTGCTTGTGCGATTGCTTGGTTTGTTGAGGTTTGGGCGTCTGAGATTTTCCTATCAACCTCTTTCTTGACCTTGTCAATATCCTCTGTGTCGATCCGTTTCTCCCACTGAGAGCCGTTCCAGACATACATGCGGTCATATAGACCGTTCTTTTCAAACCAGATATCACCGACTTTATGCTCGCTGTTATCCGGACGGTTGTACCAAACCTTGTTACCTTGAGCATTTAAGAGATAATCTGGCAAGGTATTTACCAGCCGTTGCTGATTGCTTGCTAAATCGTCAATCTTACCGGATAGGTTGCTGGTCATTGATGATTTAAAGCCATCACCGATAACACCGACCTCGACACTGTCATTCTGCTCTAGCAGTACATCATAGACAATAGTTGTCAGTTTGGCATCTTCACTAGTAAGCCCGATCTGAGGGTAATAGACGGGGACGATGTCGCAAAGTTCAGCTTCTTCTAAAATCTGAGTTAGTTTATAATCAAGTGTCTTTGATAAGTCTACATACTCGATTTTAGTATTGATTTTGGGGAGTCCTAGACGGTTATTAATTGCGTATTCTTTGGCAAGTCTGCGCAATTTGTCAATCGTTGGTACTTCCTTGTCTTTGAAATTAGACGAAAAGTCAACGATCAAAACCCGTCGCTCGTTATACAACCCAATATAAGGTCCGTCTACATACTTCTCAGGTAGCTCAACTGTGATCTGTTGGCTGGTTGCTCCACCCTCACCAGTCCCTTGATTCTCTGGGGTATACGTTGCGTAAGGATACACGCTGGTATAAGCGCCCTCGATATCTTGGTCGTCTTCTGCTCGCAGGATATTGCGACCATACTCTAAAACGGTAGGGCTTTTACGTCCTAGCTGTTTATGCAGTCTGATAACAGTATTATCAAACTCATATTCACCGCCCCAAACGTCAAGAATTGAGCCTTTAACACCACCCAGCACGTCACGCGCCGTTTTAAAATCTGCGATATTCCAGCTTGTTTTTGAGGTTAGATCAATATCGGACCATGTATCAAAGCGAATACCACCCAGGGCATTTAAAGCCCAGATAGCCAAAGCTGCCTGAGCTGTCCCTGTAGCGTTGGTATTATTTCTAATAGCCATCGTTTCGGTCAAATGACTGATATGTTTGGCATAGACCTTTAAAATGCCCGTGCTGTCTTTGACGATACGGGAGATGAAGAAAGTCTGATTTTTGGTCCGTAAACCAGCATCAGACTTGATCCGCATATCGTTTTTAAACGTACCAGCAAGCGGGCCACTAGCCGGGTACTCGATATAAAGAGTGTAGTTCCCGTTTCGCTCTCGTGTGACTTGTGCCTTTGTTGCGTCAATCTCTCCCAAACCGTAGGTTTCAAACGCTGTTTCGTTTGCGTTGTATAGTATAGGTCTCATAATTTGACTCCCCAGTTTGGAATAATAAACACCTCAAAATTCCCGTCCCAGCTTATCAGATTTCTGCCAGCGTCCAAGTAAGGCATCTGGAATTGAGGAGATCGAACAACCTTATCCCATGCTTGCAAGTTGCCAGAGAATACCTGGTTTGCTTGCATATCCAGCGTGATCTTATTTTGTACGGCCTTTAACTTAGTCTTGCGTCCGTTGATTGTAAGCGTACAGTCACCAGATCCCACTAGAGTGATGATTGGTTTTGCGTTGACGTTGCCGATGCCGTTGACTGTAGCACCGTTCGAAAGTGTTTGGCTTGTGCGCCCTTGCTTATAAAATTTGACTGGATAGGTCAAAAAGTTCAGCTTGACTTTGCCAAACTGGCGCATAAGGCTAGACACTTCGAAGGTCTCAATAAATGCTGACCGGTAGATAAAATCCGGGTCCCAGGATAGAGTTAAATCTCTGTAGCCGTCTACATTTAGCCAGTTACTGATTTCACTTTCTGCATCTGTGAGTTTGCGATTAGAAAGGACGGTACAAGGCAACTCGATAGTAACTGATTTAAGACGGTTCTTTGAGATCAATAGATCACCATCGCGACCAGGGACCGCTACTGTTTCCACGTCGCTACCAGTCGAACTAATAATATAGTCGCTGGTAACCCGTAGACCATGAGTAGTGCTTGATACACCATTAAATGTAAAACTTCCCATTAAGCCATTCTACCTCCTTCCAAATTCGTATAGTAAGCAAGCTCACGTAAGAGCCTGCGCATATTTTCAGGACTAAAGAAATTGTCGTTAGCCGTACCGTTTGCATTGAGTGTATAGTTGTTTGTAACATTTGAGCTTGAGCTTCCACCGCCTGCATAGCCGAATCGCGTAGCTAGTGTATCGGTCAGACCACTGACAAGATCACCGCGCCCTGGCAAGTTAAAGCCAAAGCCGTCCGTGTATTTCTTGCCGGATTCGACTGTCTTGTTCGCAAGGTCAGTCATGGAATCATCAACATAGTAGCCGTACTTCTCAATACCGACTGCCATACCTTCCGGAATTGCTCGACCGACTTGATCTCTAAAGACTTTGGACGGCGAGTTGATAGCCAAAGTAGAGCGAGCTGCTGCAACCGCGCTACTTGCGATGCTGGCCGCTGCCGATGCAACCGAACCAGCCATAGCATAGATACCACTCATCATACCCTCGCCAATGGACAGACCAGCATTGTATCCACCGTTATATCCACCAGACATACCGTTATGTGCCGATGCTTTAAGGTTGCTTGACGCGTTGAATACTGCTCCGTTATGACTTGCCACGCCACTAGTCACACCAGATCCAAATTGTGAACCGGCACGTTGTCCGTCATGGCCTAGCGAATTAACCGATGCATTAATCATCTGTTTCATCGCATTAGATGCCCCGGTAGCAATACCTTGCGACGATGTGATACCAGAGCCAATACCAGAGCCGAACTGTGACCCGTGCTGTTGACCGTTCATGGACATCGCGAGGAACTGAGCAGAAATAGCAAGGTTCATGACTGATGCTGCACCTACTGCGACCTGCTGGCCTACACCGATACCAATCGCAATACCAGAGCCAAATTCTGAACCTTTAGCCTGTCCATCTGTAGCCATGCCAGCCATCGTAGCAGTAGCGTTTGATTTGAGGGTGTTAGCTGCACCTTGCACGACATCGGACCGGCTCAATACACCATCTCCGACACCCGCACCGAGTTCAGCACCTTTGGCTTGACCCTCACCGAATAAATTGGCCAAAACACCTAGAGAGGCATTTTTAAGGCCGTCAACTGCTCCCTGGACTGATCCTTGGTTATCCGTGATACCTTGGGCATATCCACCGCTTACTTGCGAACCGCTATACTTGGCTTCTGTTGGCAAGTTGTTGAAGGCTTGCTTAGATGCCTCCGTGACTTCGGATGTTGCCTGTTGGACATCGCCTTTTCCAGATCTAATACCCTCTGCGGTCTTTTGAGGAATTTCGCGACCTTTTACTTCAAAACCTGCATCTACAAGGGCGCTTCTAAACTCATCACCAATAGCTGTCACCATGTTTTGAATTTCTGGTGGTAACTCTTGACCGGTTGCACGGATACCGCGCAAGAATCCTTCTTTGGCTTTGTCGCCAGCTTCCGTCCATTTAGTATTAAGAGCGCCTAGCTGTTCATCTGATGCATTGACAAGGGCCTGCGTTTGGTCTGCCATTTTAGGGCCAGCCTGTCGCATCTGTTCGATAAGTCCTTGGTCTAGTCCGCGTTTAGCGAGTGTTTCAAGGTTCTGCGACCACTTATCAACCGCGTCGATGTTTTTCTGCAAGTTAGCAGTCATTTGATCTGCAGATAGGGCCGTCTGTTGCTCGATAGCCTGGAATGCGTTTTGAACTTCACCTTTGAGATTAGCAAACTCTTGTTGCATCATCTCTACAGCCTTACGCTGAGATTCGTTCATGTTTTCCATCGTATAGATCATACGACCAGACGCATCTTCTGTAGACTTGGCTTTGGTTTCGTTATTCTTAACGATTGTATTCGTTAATTCGTTGTCAGAGTCCTCGGTTTTCTTGATATCGTCCTGGAGCTTCTTGACTTCTTCGTTGTATTTTTCCTTGGCTTGTGTCTTGATACTATCTCGTACCGAAGAGTTGTCGAAGAAACCACCCTCTGCCTCATCGGTTTGTTTGATAAGATCCTGGTATTGTTTCTCAACTTCCTTCATCTTATCCTTGATTTCGAGGCGCTTCTTGGCATTCTCTACCATTTTCTCGTTTGCAGCTTCAATCTCAGCCGATGCCTTGGCAATTTCAATCTGCTTCCGGATCGCGTCCGTGGTCATATTGATTGTGCCGGTTGCCTTGTCGTACTGGATATTCAACCCCTCAATACGTGAATTAAGGGTTTCTGCTGCTGACGCAAGTTCTTTCTTCTGAGCTGCCGTCTTGTTTTCGACCGCGTTCAGTTCGTCAATCTTCTTGACTAGTCGCTCGTTATCCTCGGCTGTAGCTTGGATTTCGTTTCTGCGATCCTTATAGGCTTCATTGCCTTTATTGACACTTTCGTGTAAGTCGTCGAGGGAGCGTTTAAACTCTTCATTCTTGGCTTTGGCTTCCTTGGACGCTTCGCTTTCCTGCGTCAACCACGACACCAGACCAGCGATAGCACCGACAACCAGGAATACTCCACCAGATGAAAGAGAAGCCAAAGCCCCAGCCAGGCCAGTAGTGGCACCAGTGGCTACAAGTGAGGTGCTAGTTAGAGATACCAGGGAAGTGATAAGCGTACCAATTAGGCTACCGATACCCTTGATAATGGATAGACCCAGCATAGCTCCTTTAAAGAGCAATACCGCACCTACGACACCAGCGAAGATTGAAATAAGCGGGTCTAATACAGGTTTAAGAAAGCCTAATACACTTACTAGCGACTTAACAACTGGAGTAGCACCACGAATAACACCAATAATAATGTTAAAGGTGTTATTAATAGCTTCTTTGATACTATCCAAGTGTTTGGCAATACTCTTACCAGTGACAGCCTTGCTCAAGTTGTCAAACTCGGTAATGACATTTGCGATACCTTTTGCTACGGCCAGGACGATATTGTTGAATGATGTCTTGATACCCTCAGAGTTTTTCTTCGCCATCTCAGCAAAGCCGTTAACTCCTTTATTCAGCTCAATCAGACGCTTACTAAAATCACTAAAGGTTATCTTTCCATCTTGTAAAGCCTTGTAGAGGTCATTCTGTGCCGATGCCCCAGCATAACCAAAAGATTCTGCTGTCTTCTGCAAGGCATAAGACATGGTTTCTTGTAGGGTCTTCCATGATTGCAAGTCAACCTTACCAGATGATAACATCTGGGTATACTGCGTTAAGCCACGGCTCGCTTCTTCCGTCGATGCTCCCGATGCAAGAAAGGCATTATTTAGGGCGATTGTTAATTTCGTAGACTGTTTAAGGTTACCAGTCATTGAGGTTAGTTTTTGAGTCGTAGCTACGACCGTATCAAGAGAAGTTGGTAAGCCCTCGATACCCTCAGCCAGTAACTTGGTAGATGACGCTACATCTTTTGAAGAGTGCCCCAGCGACTTCATGACTTTCGGGAAGCGTTGCAAGGTATCGAAGCGGTCAATAGCTTTATCCATTGACTGGCTTACAAGGTTCATCGCAGAGCTGACAGCTTTAAAGGCTACCGCACCGACTGAGAAATTCTTGATTGCGTCTTTGATCTTCTCAAAGCCTTTAGCACCTTGGCCAGCTTTATCACCGCCAGCCTTGGCATCTTCACCAGCCTTTTTAAAACCAGCTCCGCCACCCTTAGCTTCCTCGCCAGAGGCTTTCACCTTATGCCCGGCTTGTTTAAAGCCTTCACCGCCAGAGCTAGCCTCATTGCTAGCTGACTTGATTTTGCTTGATGCTTGTTTAAAACCGTCTCCAGATTTTTGGGCAAGATCAGAACTTTCCTTAACTTTCTGACCGGCTTGTTTAAAACCGTCTCCAGAGCGCCCGGCTAGATCAGAGCTTTCCTTAATCTTTTCGCCTGCTCGTTTAAAACCTTGTCCAGACCTAGAGGCAACCTCTGAGCTTTCTTTGATTTTGTCACCAGCCCGACGAAAGCCATTGCTAGAGGTTTCTGATAGTTTCGCACCCTCGGCCATACGGTCACCAGCGCGTTTAAAACCTTGTCCAGCTCTTAGAGCTTTATCACCGGTCGCCTGAATACCATCGCCTGCGCTTTTGACTCCCTGGCCCGATCTTCGAGCTTCGGACTCTAAACGCTTCAAGGCATCTGATAGTTCTGTAAGTTTGCGTCCGTTAACCTGGACGTCAATAACTATCTTTCCATCTGCCATTATTCATCTCCCTCCTTTCCGTCTAATCTGTATTTGCTTTGTAACCGGCGCATTTTGGCCTTATACTCGCTACTATCGTTCTTTGAGGGTTTCCAAGACCGTATCTCTACCAATTGAGATACAGCCGTTCCCTCTGGTAAACCGTTAAGTAGCGCGATAAATTCGGGCCATGTTAGCCGGCCTTGTGCTTCAAAGAGGTTGATATTGTACGCTTGCACAAAGCTCGCGTATATTTCCTGCGCGTCTACTTCAAAATCAATCAAACGGATATCTTCTTCCTCGTCCTTGGCTACCGGCATAGGGTTCCCGTGCCGATCATAAACCACGCGCTCTTTTTTAGTTTTCAAAAAATGCTCGTCGATATATTCCCATACGGCTACTATGTCCTCTGGATTGTCCAAGGCTTCGTCCGTCATCATTAAAACCGCTGTACGCATCTTCTCGAGATTATTCATGACTTCGTTGTCAAACATCTCAAAGACATCAAGCACCAGATCAAAGGAGCAGTCCACCTCATAGGTGCGTCCGTTCACTTCAAAGGAGTTCTGTATAGGCTCATTTAATTTCATGAGCAATCCTCCTTGTTATTTTTTGCTGGTCTTTTTTGTCTTTTTGGCTTTTGCTTTTTTAACAAAGGACTCAGCAACCGCCCCCGATGCCTTAGCCCGTTCTTGGCCTAGACGGTCAAGCTCAGCGCCCAGCAAAGTATCTGCCTCATCAAATGCATGATCCAAAGCGTCAAGGTCTGGATAACGTTCATAGAGTTTAGCAAAGGTACCATCACCGAATAGCACATCGTACTTGATCTCCGTCATCTTCTTCTGCATCTTAAAGGCTTCGTCAATAACTTCTTTGTTAACAATTCCCTCTTTAAGATCGTCAAATTCTCCGTTGTTGGAGCGTTCAATCAGCTCTAACTGATACTTGTTAAAGCGTTCTGCGATCTCTTCCTGTAGCGTTGCAAGCCGTGAGATATTTTCTAGTGATGTATCAAACTGCAGTTCGATTTCTCCGATATCGATCGGGATAAAGTTGCGTTTTAATTCGATTGAAATAGACATGTTTTTTCCTCCTTTAATGCACAAAAAAGAGCGCTACCTAAACAGATAGCGCCCAATAATTCGATTAGACGACTGTTGAAATTTTTGGAAGTGAATTATACGAGATTTTGCAAGAAAATTCTTCGTATTCTGCAGCAGCGCCCGAACCAGCTTTGATATCAGATACGGTAGCGATTCCGACTGCTTGGTTCTTACCGTCAGCATCTACGATCTTATGCCATACAAGTCGTTCATTACCGAGTTTGTATTTAAGACCAGCGATGTGCTTCATGGCTGGGTCTTCCTTGTCGTATGTGCCTTTGAATGTGTAAGAGCCTTTAACAGATGTAACAGTAGTCTCTTCTGTACCGTCTCCGTCGTAGTAAGCTACAGAAGTTGTAGCCTCGTCTGTATCGTCTGCGATGTCTTCGATCCATTTCGCAAGTTCCAAATAAGTAGATTTTTCTGGTTCTACTTTTGGATCAGTTACAGGAGCGATGAAATGCCCACGTAGGGCGTTTTTATAACGTGCCATATATTAATTAATTCCTTTCTTTTTTCGGTTGGAAAACCGTAATGTTTGCTTGAATATCTTGTAAATAGATGTAGTAGCCTTGCTCGTCTCTTTCATTCAAAAACGGCATTGCCACTTCTAAATTTTCGAACGCATACGATCCGTTAGCGCTTGGAATGTCTACGAATAAATCCGATAAGGCCTCGTTAACTGCCCATAGACAGGTATTAGCCTTTTCATGATCTTTCGTTTTAACTGCAATTTCAAACGGTAGAGATACATCTCTGGCTTCGTCCATATAGATCTTATTGATCTTTCCACCAGCTAGTGGATAAACCACAAGGCTCTCGTCCTCGTCTAAATAATCCATACGGGATGTAATAGGGAGATCAAGCGAATTGATAAAAGCATTAAGTCTTTCTAAAAAATCATTTTTAGCGATCATAGTCCTAATACCTCCCTTCCCTTATCTGCCCATTTGTCTCCATACATTCCTTTAGCTTTCAAGTCCCACCGTGGGCCTGTGCCAGGAGTAGTATACTTGCTAAACTTAAAACTACGATGCTTGTTGTAGGATGATCCGTAAAACTGCGCCCTGGCATAGACTGTGTTATATACAATCTGATTGCCAGAAACATGGCCAGAACCTCGAAGATCACCGTCACGGAGAGGCACGAACCTTTCCATGTCCAACATCGCTTGGTTAGCGATAGCATACTCAGCAACTTTCTTTGCATTCGGACCGAACTTCTTATTAATCCGTCCTAGATCAACTGTGATACTAATTCCCATTAGATCACCTCGATTTCATAAGTAAGTATTCGCTTACTAATCGGGTGTCTGTTTGGAATGATCTTAACGATGATGTACTCTTGACCATCTACAATCAATTTTCCGTCGATGTAAGAGCGATCGATTTCAAAGTTGCAATAATCTGTATCGATATACAGCACTCCAGCAAATTGGTCCGTGCGGTTCTTACTTTTTCCAGACTTCTGTGATTGGACGTGTGAGGTACTCTCATCAAAACGGCAAGGATCGATATATAGATCGCCGCCGAATGTTTCTTTCCCCCACTCATCAATACCAACACGCTTTTTTATGATTGCTGTATCGACCAACATTCGCTTATCTATCATAAGACACCCCACTATAGCCAAAACCAGCCACTTTGAGCCAGTTTTCAGCATCAAGAGAGAGATTATACTGTGAACCTTTTGAAACACTCTGAGAGCCACTCTGATAGCTTACTGTGGTTCGTCCAACAGTCACGCTAGATAGAGATTGTTTCTCTTCTGCTGTAGCAATTCCAGAGCGATCTAAGTAGTAAATCTGATAAGCGACAGCGTTCTTTACTGCTTCTTTGCGTAGTTTAAAATCACTTTCGAAGTCTTTGTAAGCATAAAAATTGTGAATGTACAGGTTTACAGTCATTTCTGCCCGTTTGTACAATTCATCGTATTTGTCTGTTTCGTCAAAGCCTAATTTAAGATATTCTGGATAGGTTAAGTAATCCATGTTCTCACCTCTTCTATAAATAAAAGAGGTTGGATTATGCCTCAACCTCTTCCGTTTCTGTAGTTTCTGTGTCTGCTTTCTTCTTGCGACTGCGTTTCGGTTTCTGTTCCCCAGCTTCTGTGACTTCAATTAGTACAGTTTCACCAGGGAATACATCTGCCAACTTTTCGATTAAATCTTTAGCTGTCGCGTCATCAAGTTCCACGACATCACTTTCTAACACTGTGATATCAAGATCTTGGAAGAAAACATTTTTAGTTGTTTTAAAAAGTGCCAATAGCTACCCCCTTTTAAACGACTGTACCAGTTACCTTAACAATCGCTTTCTTGTTATCTTCGAGTGCATACGTACCACCTTTAGCAGCAGCTTGCAATTTAACACCGTCGAAGTCTTCTGCCTCTACTGTACGAGCAGTAGAGATACCTACGAATGGAATGATAATTCCATCTGGTACGAAGTAAGCGACATCGCCAGATTCAAAGTATTGTTCTGGTGTTTCTACAAGGGCAAAGCCTTTGTATTTAGCAAGGCCATTCTCGTCAATAGATACGCTTGATCCTTTAGCAGAAGTATTTGCAGTCATATCTACGATTGCGTTGAACAATTCAGTGCGTAGATACAATGTAACAGGAGCGATCACTTCGTTGTTGCTGTAGTATGCTTTGATCTTGTTAACCAAAGTACGTACAGTAGCTTCTTGCATATCTGTGAGGGCTTCTGTTTTACCTGCAGCAGTTGACAAGAATTTACCGATACGTTTGCTCATTCCACGGGTTTGAGCTTCTGCGTTGAGTTTCAAACGATCAGCGATTGCAGCCTCAATGTTGTTATTTACTGTGTAGCGGTCGATACCTTCGTGGATTGCAAGTGTGTAGTCGTAAGGTACATCTGTGTTTGTGTACTTGATTTCTTTCAATTCACCAAAACGAGATTTACCAGCACCAGTTCCAAAACCACCGTCGTTAGCATCGGTTGAGTATTCCCCCATAACGACAGGAGTTCCGTTGGTTTTAACTGAGAATGCAGTAGTGTTTTCTTGTACACCGTCCAAAATTTGGATAGGAGACAAAGCGTTGATAAATGCTGCATTCACTCCGAATACAGTAGCGAGCATATCACGATATTGTTTCTCGTAGCGAGCAGCAGCTAGGTTGTTATTTGGCATAGATTATGTTCCTTTCTTATTTTTTCTTGCCATACGAGGCGATAATAGCCTCAAAAGGATCAAACTTGCCCTCTTCTTTAACCGATGGTGTGCCACCGACTGAGAAGCTGGGTTTAGGTTCTTCCTTGGGTTCTTCGGGCACATTCCCGAATTGTGGATATTTAGCAAGGACTTCTGCGATCGCATCATTGATTGTCACATCATCAGTCACTTTGCTTTGAGCCAGTGCAATGACATCGTCGACAGCATCAGAACGTACACCCAACGTAAGAGCTGCATATTTTGCAGTCAGTTGTTGGTTTTCCAAGCGCATTGCTTCAAGTTGCTTCTCCTTGTCAGCGATCGCCTCAGATTGTTTCTCCGCTTCTGTCTTCTGTGAGTCTTTCCACTCTCTCAACTGTTCGAAGCCTTCTTTAGCACTCTTGACATCTTCAAATCCCAGGCTTTTAAAGATCTTCTCCTGTGCCTTTTTGGCTTCTTTGGCTACCAATCCATTTACTTCCTCTTGTGTAAATGTCTTAGTTTCCTCTTTTGCAACTTCGGCAGTTGCCACCTCTCCAGCATTAACAGGCTGGTCTGTTGTTTGGATTTCTTCGGACATTACTTGCCCCTCCTAAATTGTGATCTTCCATTCTTTAGCGACTGTGGATAAAGTCGTAAGCGCCCAGCGGGTAACGATCCCGCAAGAGGTAAGAAATAAGGAGGAAACAACCTCTTGTCCAAAAATGAGCGCAAAATAAAAACCGCATGAATTCTCATACGGTTCCTTATAACAATTAAATAGCAGTCTATTCCTGCTAGTCAAGATGCTGGATCACCTCCTATTTTAAAGCACAATAAAAGCGCCTAGATCATTCTAAGCGCTAATTATTTACAAAGCTAGACCGCGTTTTTTCAGTTCATCCATGACAAGAACTTCATCTTCTGGAGAAACCCATGTGAAACGCAAGCGAGCGAGTTCTTCGTCAGTCATTTCAGAAGGAATTAAGGGGGCAGGCTTTTTGAGATTCCAGCTAATTACTTGTTTTAATGCTTCTTCCAAATTCATAGGCTTTACTCCTTTCTTAGATTCATTTCAATGGTAATATTATCCCCTTTTCGTTTCATGTTAATTATATCATATTTCGAACCTTTTGGAAGGATAATCTCGCTCTCTCTATCGTTATCGGTGAAATAAATTTCAGCATTTTTAGGAATGTTGATAATGGTTTTAATAGGTCTATCCTTAAAGAAATTGTATTTAGGAATATAACTAGTAGATGTATAGCCATCATTGTCGAAAGTAGCTTGTCCAGAATTAAGAGCAGACTCAATGCTATCATGCTTTTCCAAAAGACTAGCGTTCTTTCTAAGGATAGAATTAAAATACCCCTCATCGTCAAATCTATTGACTTTGATATTTTTTAGAACTCTATTTCTCTTGATAACCCCATCCAATGTATTGACTATATTCTGATACTCAGACGGCATTACATTTTTATCTCTCAAGTATTTATTGATAGCAAAACTATGAGGTGTACCAATATATCCCAAACCTTGAGGATTCTCATCTGCATAAATAACCTTACGCTCTGCTTTAGTGATTTTTCCTCCAACCTTTTTGAAAGCTGGAATCTCGCCTTCTTTGATGTAATGATGTTCTGCCAGCTTCTTTCTAAGTTGAGCGGTTTTCTTAGCATCTGTATATGGACCTTTGTAGTATTTTTCTCTCGCATAATCACGATGAAGGAAAGGCTTATCTTTAAGAAAATCACGCATAGCGCCTTGCTGAGTGCGTATCTTACTCTTGTACTTATCTATAAGGTCCTTATCACCTAACTTATTGGCAATGTGTAGTTTTTCCTTACTGTCTCTTATAGACCGCTCTAATGCCCTTTGCTTAGCCTGTGCGTTAGCATTTCTGATTGCATCTTCTGGCGTGATGTTTTTAACATCATCGCCCAAGTCTGGCATATCGTTAACACCGATAACAAAAGGTGTTAGATAATGCCCGCAGTTGATACCAAGACAGCCTCCTGGTGTACCATAACCATGATCCGCAAGCGATAGGACGCTATAGCCACCCTCTTCTCTTGCTTCGCCATACGTTACAATGTGATGTTGCAGAGGAGCGCAAGCCTCTCTCGCAGTTGCTTTCTTTGAGTAGTAAAAGGTATCAATACCCAGCTCGTCTGCTGGTTGCGTGCGCATTTGACGATATACCCTACGTGTCGTAGTCTTAACGACTGTACGTGCGTAGTTATCAATGCGCCAATTCTTACCGCCTCGATCCTTAAAGCCTCGAAAGCCAACTTCCTGCCATTTCATGACAGTTTCAGCAATTGCTTTATCCGGTGTAGCAACACCAGTTGCAACTTTAGCGACCGTCTCCTTAGCGATATTACGATAAACCTCATTAACGACATTTGGCAGCGTTGTATTGATTAGATTATCAATATCACCACTTGCTTGCTCTAAATAGGCTTCTAGTTGTTTCTGTACATGGCTTGTATCAAAATGAGGGTCTTTATTCAGATCCTCCAATAGTTGGCTCTTGGTGTCCGTGTATATCTTTAGGCCTTCACCCTCAATGACATTTCTTAGTTGCTCTTCCGTGATATCCGTATACTTAGATATTACTTTAAGATTGTGTTCGTTGAGCGCGTGCATCTGATTGAGTTTTTCCAGTTGCCAGATGTAGGGATTGTCTGTGAGGGATGTTGTACCACGTTCCAGAAGCCTATCCACCATCTGCTCAAAGAGTTCGACAGTTAACTTATGATAGAGATCAGCAAGACGACTCGATCCAAGTTCTAACTGTTCGTCATTAAATTGTATCGGCAGCCTCTTGCTCATTCCTTATCATTCTCCGTAAATTTCAATGTCTGTTGTATCACGCTCAGAATTAGCAGTAGCCATCGTTTCGTTGTTTATACGTCGTACCATCTGGCCAGCTTCTTCCTCTGTTAGTTTCAAAGCGCGTTGAATTGCTGTCTTACGATCAACCAGACCACTCGCAAGAGCTTTCGTCCAGTATTCCAACTCATTGTTGCGATCGGTAAAGACACCATCGTCCAGGTTAACACTGATCTGCTCCATCTCTGGAATAGGACCGTCGTAAAAATCGTAGAGCGAACCGAGTTCGCAAATCGAAATAACCAACTCTTTCAAAGACTGCTCGACCAAAGACACAAGACTATTGCGCATTTGGTAAGTGTCTGAGTTTTCACTTACGATTTCTGTCGCGGTTTTCATACTCTTACCATCGAAGCTAAACATACCAGCAGATACACCGATCTGCATTTCAAAGAGTGACAACCCCTCGTTGATAGCTTTAATGTAGTCCTCTGACCGGATAGGAGTCGTTAGGTCTGTGATGTTAATAGATCCGTCAAGGCTCCCTGTATCAAACTTATCGTATACATTTTGATTAGGATCAAACTTGCGTGTGACTGTGACTTTCTCATTGCGTGAGTTAAACTCTGTACGTACTGTCTGTTCTGGAACTGCTACCCTACGCTGTCCCATCTTGACCTCCCACTTGAATTCGTCATAAGTAGTGTTGATAAAGTCGATTGTACTCTTAGCATTATCAAAGATAGACAGACCTAAAGGACTGTTAATGTCTTTGTTATTCATGCCAGCAGTCTTTAAGTAAGTGAATAGCGGACGACTCAACCCTTTAATTGTCGTTGTTTCATCTAACTCCTCGTAGAGTTCAGACAATGGCACACGATCACCCACTCGATCCTTAACCTCTGATCTGTAGAGTTCATTAGTGATTGTATATTCCTCTTCATTCTTCCACTCATGGAATTCAATCAAAGTATAATATACATTCTTTTGTCCCTCTGACTTGATTGTTTTGGTAACAATAGCAGCACTCGATACATCTTGCGTATTAGATCGCATAGGCAAGAATACAGGAGCTTGTACGAATGCAATTTTGATTTTATCACCATCAACATAAGGCCGCATGGCAAGTCCACCCAGGGCAAGACAGCTCTCAAAATAACGCTCGAAGTTCTTATTAAAGCGGTCGTTCAGCAACACGCTTTGCACGTACTCGTTAGCATCACTTACAGTTTCATCTACTGTGATTGTAGCCTGTTCATTATATACAAGGCTTGCAATCTTCTTTGCTGCAGTCCGTCCGATTGGTAAGTGATTGAATGGTCGTTTAACCATGTCGCCATTTGTATTCATGAACTCCACATCATCCCACTTGGACTGATAATATCGTAGATTGCGCATAATGCGTTTGTATTCTTCCTGGCTTACTGCAATTCGTGGGTGTTCTGTGATATTGCCTAGCGATTGTTGTTGCATCGCATACTGTCCTCTCTTAAATATATTTACTATTCGTTGTATAATTCCCATTTAAATTAAACCTTTAAATTTAGATAACGTGCGTTATCAATTACAAAATATTGTAGAGCATCACACGTATGGTCATCTTCCTTAATAACTTTAGGATCATCATTCATGATTGACTTTTCTTCCCACTGGTATTTTTTATGCTCCTCAATAAAATACTTCAGATTGTTTACCGTTTTTAAATAAAAAAAGCGACCCTCTGCTAGAAGCGACTGCACAAACTCAGTCATGACGATTTTCTTTTTCTTAGCTACCGGATGCCAGCGCTCTCCAAAGTCTTCGAAATATTGATTACGCAACGCGCCCTCGGCACTATCTATCGTCATATTGAGAATAGGAGCGTTTGGGAATTGCTTCGCTTGCTCTGTCACAAAATAATGCAAGTCTTTAGATAGCGTGCTTGGAGCTTTCTTGTGTGTCTTACCCGCTGGACTGTAGTAGTAGTTATCAATTAGATAAACCTTATCAGCACTTGTCATAACTAAATGCAAACACGTCGTAGCAGATTGTTGATGTCCGCTATCAACTGCAAAGAATTGACCGATAACACGTTCATCACTTGGTACTTCTGTAGTTGGCCTAAACAGCTCCATGTTATACACGTTTGTACCAAGTCCAACCGGCTCTCCCAGGTAGATGTATCTGTAGTAGTCGTAGTCATTCTCTTTAATGCGTTCGATATCTTCCAGCATTTGCTCCGTGACAAAGCCTAGTTTATCATCTAAATAAGACGACGAATGCACAAGATAATTCTCGTTATTCTTCAGTTCTTCTGCCCACTCATTGATCCAACTATATGGATTTCGTGGCGGGTTGTAACTCCAAAAGAATTGCACGAACTTAGCACGATCATGCTTCTGTCGCATAAAAGTCACATTTGACTGGTCGAAATCTTCCTTGCTACTAAACTCCGCAGCTTCCTCATACCAGACCGCGATGATGTTCCCAATATCATTTGACTTCAACTTCTGAAAGTCATCTTGGCCGTAGAAATATATACACGAGCCAGTAGCGTTGTCTTGTATTTTAAACGGCGATACAGTAGCTTTGAAGCGATCAGATAAACCAAACAAACCAAGTGCCCACTGCATTTTTAGAAATACGCTATCACGAATGGTATTCGCTACTTTACGAATGACGACCACGTTTGCTTTTTCGCCAGCTTTTAGATATCTCAATAACATATAAGCTAGTTTGATTGCGATAACAGATGATTTAAAGGAGTTCCGACCACCTTTCAAAACATTGTAAGGTCTATCAGACAAAAGAATTGGAAGAAAGTTCTCGTTTACGTTTTTTCTGAGAAGATCAGCCGTGTCAGAAACAACATCATAAGTCATCTATCAAGCCTTTCATCTCTTCCGAGAAACTATCAACGATGATTAAACGTTCACTTGTATGTCCACTATCCAGCTCTTTCTGCAATCGTTCGATTTCAAGCTCCAATTTCTTGGCTTGTTTAGTCGAAAGGTATCTACCGAGAAGTTCTTTTGCAGCCTTGGTAGCATCCGCAAGTGAGGCTTTCTTCTCTGTTTTGATAAAGCCACCACCAATAGGATCGACTGCTACAACTTCCTCAGTCGCTTCTTGTCGTAAGATAGCGGTTAGTTTCTCCAAGACTTCGTCTATCGTGGCGATGGTAGGTTTCTCAAGTTCTTTTAATCTTGCTGCGATTGCTTCTTGTATCTTCGGTTTATTTAAGTTTTCCGACGAACTTTTTGCAGCAATCTTCTCGGAATATCCGGCTTTTATCGCTGCTTCCGTGCCATTTCGACTGATTAGATATTCATCAATAAATCGTCGTTGCTTGTGTGTTAACCTAGAAATCTACCTCACCACCTTTCTAAAACAAAATAAAAAAGCCGACCAGTGCCGACTCTTTCGAGATTAAAAAATAAGGAGACTTTACAATGATTTTAACTAACCGTTAATGGCTTTTAACCTCAATAACATAATACCACTTTAAAAGTCCCAAAAAGTTTTAAAGGTCTCATAATTTAGCTTCAAGGTGTTCGATCGCAGACTTTTTCACGCGATGGAATGTAGTCCTTGAACAGTTGACCTTTCGCATCACTTCAAAACGACTGCAACCGTTGATATAATACCAGCGCATGATGACATTCTCAAGCGGATCTTCCAGGGATTCAATTGCTTGTGCGGTTTCATTGCGTTCGTCCCAAAGCCTTTCCATTTCTTTGTCGATTTGTTCAGACTTCGAGATAATGCGAACGTTTAAATCTTCCGTTTTGTTGCCTTGTTTGCTGCCTTTCGGCTCATCCGAATAGATCTGCGCTTTCTGAACCGTAGCACGCAAAGCAATTCGTTCTTGTCGCAGTGAGTTTAGTTTTGTATCAAAATATTTAAGATTGTTCAAGCGTGTTTTAATGTTCATCCACCCACTCCGTTTCTCTCTGCTACCTCTTTCAATTCCTCCGCACGTTGCCGTTCCCGCATCTGGTACTCGCTGTTTAACTTGTTTAAAATAACATCCTGCGCATTATTTTGTTCTGCCAACCGCTGGATGGACAGTTCATGCTCCTGCACCGTCCATTCCAGATCACTGACTTTATTATTTAACTCATTGATCCGTGAGTTCAAGTTGATACACACGATCATAAATACCAGCGATATTGAGCCGAGGATCATATAAAATAGTTTAGTCATGTTTCACCTTTCTGCTTTTGAACGCAATCACACTAGCCCAGATCAAACCAGAGAGCCAGACCAGTGCGAGTAGTAGATAGATAAAGTTTTGTAGGTCCATCATTCAACCCCCAATAAGTCGCGGTTCTCCCAAATATTCCCAATGACTTCAACTTTGAAGAGGTATGGACTGAATAAGTCGTACAGAGGGGTTTCAGGCACTTCATACTTCAAATTTACTTCCTTGGAAATAAACATAGCCTTATCGTGATCGTATTTAACAACTTCAAACCAACTCGAATCATTATTAGCGACTTTTAGGATATCTCCTTCAAAAATTTCTTTACCATTCTTGTCTTTGAGTCCTGTGGATTGCATCAGGACAATATCATCAAAGTCGTAGTTATCTATATCCCTTTCAACTGGCAGACCACTTTCAAAATAGATTTCTTGTGTTATTATTTCTTCATTCTCATAGTCAATACCAAGTAAGTCATCTGTTTCAACCATGCGTTTTTCTGTACTTATCCACGCTCTAAATTTTGGAATCATTCCTCCATCTCCTCGATCTCAATACCCGGGCAATCAAACACCCATCCAAAACCAGCTTCTTCAAGCTCCTTGCGAGTAAATTTCGATTTTAATCTACTTTGTAAAAAACCTAAGAAATCCTCATCTGTATTTCTTACAAGATACTGATTTACAGATTTGATCTTAACTGTATACTTTGGTTCTTTCTCGACTGTGTAGCCATACAACTTCATCTTGACAAGTGTTTCTACAGGGTTGTTTGCAGTCTTACCTAACCACCGGGAGAAGATTACATTTTCTCGTTTTTTAGGTTCAAGATTATACTTCATCCAATCCCAAATATTATACTCAAGATTATCTTTATACTCTTCGTACCAATCTGCTATATATTTAGGAATTACAACTTTCTGTGGTTCATCTAATTGTTTTAGATCTTTCAAAACTTCAGACGTATCGACCCTTCTGAAACAGTCATGGTTCAAATACTCGTATTTCTCAATTAATTCTTCTTTTCTCATTCCGTTACCTCTTCTACTTCTACGAGTGGGCTTTCTAGCAACCACCCGATCCCTTTTAGATTCAACTCGTCGATTGTAAACGACTGTTTAAATTTTAGCTTGTACCGCTTATCGTCTTCGAGCTCGATCATGTATGTTTTCGTTGTCTTGTTAAATCGTTTTGAATTGCAAAGTAGACTCCGCAACGACTCGATCTTTCGGCCAGTTTGTTCTGCGATCTCTTCCATTGTCCCGAAAGCGATAAGCGTATCATTTTTATAATAAGCGAAGGTCCGGACTTTCATTTCAGATCCTAAGAGCTCCACGTCGTCGATTCCGAAATAATCGCATATAGCCTCTATTCCTGTCCGATCGGGTACGCGATCCCCGCGTAACCAATAATCGATTGTATTATAGGACCAGCCCAGTTTTCTTGATAGTTGGGCTTTTGTGACTCCTTTTTCGTCCATCAATCGCTTTAGATTCTTTTTGAATTCTGCGCGCTGCTTCGGATCATATTTCACATATTCCATTTTCTGGCCTTCTTCCCCACTCAAAGATTTTCACGTCGTATTTTTTGCCATCGACCGTAATCAATTCACTAGCTCCACGCACACCTTCTCTGCCTTCGATTTGTTTTATGAGTTTGACGCACGTTTCACCAAGAGATAATTGAGTTTCTATTTCGTCGAGTCTCTTTTCTTCCATCTCTCCAATAACTTCGTAGTACGTTTTTTCCTTCATGTTTTTACCCTTTCCGCTTGTTCCTCTAGCCATTCAAACAATAGCCCGAACTGTCTGACGACCAATTCATTATCGTTATATTTTTTACAGATCCTAGAAAT